ATCTGGTTCACGCTCGGAACGTTCCTGCCGCTCGGCTCGCTGATCCGGGTTCTGTACGACGGCGGCTACACCACGGTGCCGGCTGATCTGGAGCGCGCCTGCAAGTTGCAGGCTGCCGTGCTGGTGCTCGGCGAAATCGATCCGGCCGGAACGCAGTTCGGGCATGACCCGGGCGCGCTCCGGACGCAGGCCGAGGAGATCCTCTGCCGCTACCAGCCCACCTGATCGGGAGGTGAGCGGTGAGCACAGCGGACGCCGTGGCCCGGGAGGCGGCATGGCTGAGCGCCTATGACGCTTCGGATGGCCTGCCGGGGCTGCTGACGGCCAACGGTGGCCCGTTCGATGTCGTGCAGGCCTATGTACCCCGGACTGGGGCGCAGCGGCAGTCGCGGCTGTACGTGACGCGCACGCAGCTGCGGGTGGAGCGGTTCGGCTTCAACCGGAAGATCAACCACCACAGCTTCATGCTGCGCCTGTACTGGCCGCAGTCCTCACCGTCCGGCCAGGCTGAGTCGGTGCAGGCCGACTTCGATGCCGCGGTCGATCTGGTTGTCCAGCGGGTCAACGGCCTGTTCGGCGACAAGACGCACGGGGCCCGGTTCCTGTCGGTTGCCGAGAACCCGATGGACATCGACGTGCAGTTCGCCGACCCCGAGCAGTCGATCCAGGCGCGCGCCGAGCTGACCGCGACGGTCACCTATCAGGCCGACGACCAGGACTTCACCTCCTGACCTGCGCCCTTCCCTTACACGCCCTCGCCCGGCCCCGTGCGGGGCCCCTTCTCTGCCCACCTTCAACGCGGGAGCCCACTGTGCGCCAGCGCAATGACACCGGCTCAGCCTGGACGTTCATGGGCGATCCGCCCGTCCGGGTGCTGCCCGGCGAGGACCACGAGCACGAGGTTCTGCTGGACGGCTGGACGGCCATCGACGAGCCCGAACCGAAGCAGGCGGCCGACGAGCCGCCGTCCAAGACCACCAAGAGCAGGCGTACTTCCGCCGCGGACACCGAGAGGGGTGAGCCGCGATGACCCTGCTCGGACGGCTCGGATATGTCGGCCTGGCCAAGGAGGTCACCCAGGGCACCTGGCTGACCCCGACCTACTACCTGCCGTGCACGAAGATCGACTTCGAGATCAACTACGACCAGCTCCGCGACGAGTCGTACCGCAACAACGACTCCAACCTCCAAGGCCTCTTCCAGGGCGCCGGGGACTCCGCGGTCGACCTCGAATTCAACGCCTACCCCGACTCCATCGGCTACGCGCTGCGCATCATCGGCCCGGACACGGTCACGCCAGGCGTGTCGACGACGCTATCGGCATCGACGACCGCAGGCGCCACGTCGATCAGCGTGGCGGCAACCATCCCGCTCGGCTCCACCATCCAGATCGACACCGGCAACAAGGTCGAGTACGCCGTGACCGGCACCCCGACCGGCTCGGGCCCGTACACGATCCCCATCACCACGCCGACCACTGGTCTGACCTTCGCCCACACCTCCGGCGTCGCCGTCATCTCCCAGACCACACACACGTTCAAGCAGAACGCCGCGGTGGCGAAGCCGACGTACAGCCTGACCGAGCACAACGCGTTCGAGGCGTGGGGATACCCGGGCTGCATGCTCTCCGACGTGCAGATCAAGGTCGACCCGAAGGGCATCGTCACCGTCGGCGCCAAGTACATCGGCTGGATCGGCGCCATCCAAAGCGCGACCCCGACGTTCTCCGAGCCGCCGCCCTTCCTGGGCTGGCAGTTCACCATGACCAACGCTGGGGCCAGCAGCACCCGCGGCCTGTCCTACGACCTCACGCTGAAGCGCCCCGTCGAGGCGATCCACGCCTCCAACGGCACCCAGCAGCCCCGTGAAGTGTTCTCGGGCGTCCTGGACGCGGACATCACCTACAAGGCGATCTACGAGTCGGACGCCGACTACAACCTCTACCTGCAGGCCCTGCAGAACAACCCGACGTCGATGGTGCTCACCCAGCCCGTCGGCGCCGGCGTAGACGCGGGTGGCGCCAGCCTGACGATCACGACAACGCAGGGCGGCTGGTCGAAGGGCAAGCCGGACATCTCCGGGACGTATGTGCAGGCCGACTTCGAGATCAACGGCGTGTACAACGCGACCGATACCGGGTCCGTGCAGGTCGTGCTCAAAAATTACGTCACTTCGGCGTACTGACCTGCAGTTTTCTTCAATCACTCCCCGGCCGTGCCCGCGCGTGAGGGCGTCGCGGCACGGCTGGGGTCTCACGCCCTCAACGCCCTCACCCGCAAGGAGAAGCGCCCATGTCGGGCTACACCAACCCATACGTCCTGCTCCAGTTCCCCGACCTCGGCGACGACGTCAGCGTGCTGATGAAGAACCCGCAGCTGTTGCCGCCGAGCGAGATCCAGCCAGAGGACGTCCCCACAGACGACAACGGCCAGCCGCTCGACCAGAAGGCCGCCCAAGAGGCCATGTACAAGGTGATGGCGAAGCTGATCGTCAGTTGGAAGGTGTACGAAGCCTTCAGCGACGGCGATGCCCTCGACATCGACCCGGACGCGGACCCGGTCGACATCTTCGCCGCGCTCGGCACCGGCGAGCAGACCCGCCTCGGAAAGATCACCACCGAGAACATCGCACGCCTGCCTCTGGCCATCCTCAACCGGATCGGCGAGGAGGTCGGCCGGGTCGCGGACCCTCAGTAGGGCCCGGCTCCCCGTACTTCGAGAACGTCCTGCTGCCGGCTGAGTCCATCATCGAGGGCAGCTGGGGCGGCAGCGAGGCGCCACCGCCGGAGTGGATCGACTTTGCGTTGATGCGGCAGATGCGCTGGTCGTGGGAGCAGTTGCAGCAGACCCCTCTGTATGTGCGCCGGTACTGCGTCGACTTCCTCGGAATGATCAACGAGCAAGAGGAACGCCAGATCGAACGCGAGCGACGGAAGGCCGATCGGGCGTCCAGGGGGTGAGCCATGGGCGAACTGCGGCCCGGCGCGTTCACGCGGATCTTCGCCGAGGTGTCACGTGAGGGGCAGGTCAAAGCCCGGCGCGTCATCACGGGGCTTGCCCTGGCGGTGGAACGCCAGGCGAAGATCAACGCGTCAGTCGGAGCGCACAAGCGCGGCACGAAGACCCCGGCGAGTCCCGGCACCGGGCCGGCCGTCATCTCCGGCACGCTGCGCCGCTCCATCACCCACTCGCCGCTCACTTTCACAGGCGGCGGCTGGGAGACCAAGGTCGGCACCGGGGTCGGCTTCACACCACCGTATGGGCGCACACCGTCCAACAAGTACGGCTTCTACCTGGAGACCGGCCTGAAGAACGGGACCACCTACCCCTTCCTCAAGCCCGCGGTCGACTTCGGCATGAGGGTGGTCGCCCCGCAGCTCTACCAGACCATCTTCCGCGCCGGCTGGCCGCGTCTCTGATCTCTGCAGCACCGCCCGTTCAACCCCTTTGAGTCCGAGAGGCGGTGGGGCGGGTGCCCGAGGTCGCCGATCTGTATGCCGTTCTCCGCGCGGAGACCGCGCCGTTCACCCGGAACATGCGGCAGGCATCCGAGGAGGGCGAGTCGTTCACGACTCGTATGGGTGGCGCTTCGGCGATGCTCCGCAAGCTCGGCGCGGCCACCACCCTCGTCGGCGTGGGCTTCCTCGCCTACGGGGTGAAGGCTGCTGGCGACTTCCAGCAGAAGATGAATCTGCTGGTCACGGCGTGCGGTGAGTCGTCGAAGAACCTGAAGAAGGTCTCGGACGGTGTCCTGTCGCTGGCACGGGAGACGGGCACATCCACGGACCAACTGTCCGAGGGCATGTACCAGGTCGAGAAGGCGGGGTACCGGGCTGGTGACGGCCTGAAGGTGCTGCGCGCGGCTTCGCAGGGCGCGCGCGAGGAGGGCGCGGACCTCAAGGACGTCACCAACGCGATGACCAGCGTCATGGCCAGTTACCACTTGAAGGCGTCCGACAGCGTCAGAGTGATGAATGCCCTCAAGACCGCCGCGGGCGAGGGCAAGATGACGATGCAGGAGTTCGCGGGCTCCTTGTCGACGGTCATTCCGATCGCGTCCGCCAACAAGATCTCGTTCGGTGAGGTCGGCGGCGCGATCGCCACCCTCACCCAGCACGGCACCAGCGCCCGCGAGGCCACCCAGGAACTCGCCTCCACGATCCGGCAGCTGGCCGCCCCGAACAACGTCGCCGTTCAGGAGATGCAGCGCCTCGGCCTGTCCAGCGTGGACGTGTCGACCAAGCTGGGCAAGCGCGGCTTGTCGGGCACGCTGGACCTGCTGTCCCGGACCGTGCTCGAGCACATGGGCAAGTCCGGCACGCTCCTGCTCAGCTCGTTCAATAAAACGAAACAAGCGGCTCAGGACGCGGACACCATGGTCAAGGCCATGCCGCCCAACCTCCAGAAGCTGGCCACGTCCTACTCCAAGGGATCGATCAGCCTCGGCGACTGGCGCAAGCAACTCAAGGGATTGCCGCCCGAGCAGGCCAACCTGCTGACCCAGTACGCCACTCTGCAGAACAAGACGACCGGGTTCTCCGCCGAACTGAAGCGAGGCGGGCCGGCAGCCCAGACGTACACCGAGGCCATCAAAAAAATGACCGGCGGCGCCATCGGATTGAACACGACGCTGCAGCTGACCGGTGAGAACACGGAGGGCTTCAAGGACCGCGTCGGCAAGGTCTCGGAGAGTTTCAACCACGCGAGCAAGGACGTCGAGGGCTGGAAGATCACCCAGCAGTCCTTCAACGTCCAGATGGGCCGCCTCAAAGATGCCGTCGCCACCACGGCCATCACCGTGGGCTCGAAACTCATCCCGGTCATCCTCAAAGTCGTCACCTTCTTCGAGCAGAACAAAACCGCGGCGATCGCGCTGGCGGTCGTCATCGGCGGAGTGCTCACCGCGGCAGTGATTTCTTTCGCTGCCGGGGCCGTGGTGGGCGCGGTCAGCGGGGTCATGGACCTCTCCCGGGGCATTCTGGCCGCGGCGAAGGCGGTCAAAGCATTCGTACTGTCCGAACGGCTCGCTGCGATCGCGACGAAGATCTGGGCCGGTGTCCAGGCCGCTTTCAACTTGGTGATGGACGCCAACCCGGTCATGTTGGTCGTCATCGGGATCGCGGCGCTGGTTGCCGCGGTAATCCTGGCGTACAACAAGATCGGCTGGTTCCGGGACCTGTGCAACTCGGCCTTCCACATGATCGGCCAGGCGATCGGGTGGGTCGTCACCTTCGTGAAGGCACACTGGCCGCTGCTGCTGGCCATCCTGACGGGCCCGATCGGCATCGCGGTCGGCCTCGTGATCAAATACTGGGATCAGATCAAGGCCGGTGTCTCCGCCGCCATTTCGTGGGTGGTCGGATTCGTCAAGGGGCACTGGCCGCTACTGATCGCAATACTGGCGGGCCCGATCGGCATCGCAGTCCTGCTGATCGTCAAGCACTGGGACAAGATCCGGTCCGGGTTCGCCGCTGCTTACCACGCTACCGTCTCAGTCGCGACCAGCATGCTCAACTGGGTGAGGGCGCTGCCTGGCCGGATCATCAGCTACCTCTCCGGGCTGGGCGCACGCCTGCTGTCGCTCGGCAGCTCGGCCTGGTCCCGCTTCAAGGCGGCTGCTGTGACTGGCGCCGCTGCGGTCCTCTCATACGTGCGCGGCATCCCCGGCAGAGTGAAGGGAGCCATGGGGAATCTGAGCGGCTTGCTGCTCAGCGCGGGCAAGAGCTTGATCGGCGGATTCATTTCGGGCATCAAGTCGATGGTCGGTCAGGCGTTCAGCGCGGCGCACAGCGTCGTATCGAAGATCTCCGGACTGTTCCCGCACTCGCCCGCAAAGGAGGGCCCGTTCAGCGGGCGCGGATGGACGCTGCACTCCGGCCACGCCCTAATGGACGGTCTCGCCGAAGGAATCACGGCGGGCGCACCGCGCGCGGTATCCACTATGCGCGGCGCTGCGCAGGCGACCGCCGACGCGTTCGCGAAGACCCTTGGTATCTCGAGCCCGTCGAAGGTCTTCCGCTCGCTGGGCATCTATGTCAACGAAGGCTTGGTCGACGGCCTCACGGCGTCGACAGCCCGCGTGAAGGCGGCGACCAGGCGGATCGAGACGCTGCTGATCCAGACCTACAACAAGGTCGCGGACCTCAAGGGCAGCAAGGGCGTCAGCAACAAGTGGGTGCGGGCGCACGAGGCGACGATCAAGCACCTGGAGGCCTATGCGAAGCGGGAAGACAAGGCGCTCCGGTCACTGGCGGCGAAGCGGGACAGCGTCGCGGCCAAGCTGAAGACGGCGCAAGCGAATCTCGCCGCCCTCCAGAAGTCGTGGTCCGACGAGGTCAAAAGCGTCGCGCAGGGCGTGATGCAGGGCTTCAGCATCGTGACGGACGCCCCGCAGGAAGGGTTCGCGCTGACCGCGCAGGACGTCGTCAACAAGATGCAGTCCCAGATGCAGAAAGCCATGCAGTTCGCGGCGCAGTTGCGCGCCCTGCAGAAGAAGGGCCTCAGCTCGGACCTGATCGCGCAAATCGCGGCCGCGGGCGTGGACCAGGGCGGCGCGACCGCAACCGCTCTCGCCGGGGCGACGAAGGGGCAGATCCAGCAGATCAACCAGCTGCAGACGGCCACGCAGGGAGCGGCGAACAGCGCGGGCAAAGCCGTCGCGGACTCCATGTACGGGGCAGGGATCAAGTCCGCGCAAGGCCTGGTCAAGGGCTTGCAGTCGCAGGAGAAGGCGATCGAGCGCCAGATGATGAAGATCGCACAGGCGATGCAGAAGGCGATCAAACACGCGCTCGGGATCCACAGCCCGTCCCGCGTGTTCACCGAGATCGGCACCTGGATCCCCAAGGGCCTCGCGAAGGGTGTGGACGGGAGCGCGCACCACGCCACAGGGGCCGTGCACCGGCTCGCTACCTCGGTGGCCGGCGCGGGCTCGTTCGCTGGGTCGGGGCTGGCGATGGCCGGTGGCGGGGGTGCTGTTGTGCATCAGCACAACACGCTCCACATCACGGTTGAGGGCCAGGTGCTGACGGAGCGGAAGCTGCGGGACGTCGTCGAGAAGTCGATGCTGCAGCTCGGTATGCGCAACCCGCAGACATACGCCTCATACAAGCGCTGACATTTTCTGGATCGAGGGCGCCGCCGGGCGCCAGATAGGTGGTGCCCGGTGGCGAACCCGAAGCTGTCCACGCTCGCCGACCAGTTCGGCGGCTCAGCGCTCAACACCGTCCTGTGGAACGCGTCGGCAGCCGCACCGAACGTCCAACTCGATACCGCCCTGGATCGGGTGGCGGTGTCGTGCACGACGAACTATTACAGCCTCGCCTCCATCCTCTGGGATGCCACGTCGGCCAACGTGAACACCCCCAACGGCGTGTACGCGCGGGTCGTACCGACGCCCGTCGGTAACGGCAGCACTCAGACGTTCTTCGAGGTGCTGCTCGACGCCAACAACAAGGCCACGTTCTCGGTCAACGGCGGAGCGTTCACCGCTGCGGTCACCAACGCAGGAGTGGCGACCACGACGACGATCGCCGCGTCGGCCGCCGCCTACGACCCGTATGCGTATGCGTGGTGGCGCATCACTGAAGCCTCCGGGAGCTTCATGTTCGCCACCAGCCCGGACGCGTACACGTGGACCACTCGCGCGACGATCGCCTACACGTGGAACGCCACCGCGACCAAGTTCCAGTTCGTGACCGGCTACTACGCCACCGAGTCCGCGGGCATGTCCGCGTACATCGACCACGTCAACACGACCAGTTCCGCACCCGGCCAGCCGAACCTGAACTGGCCGATGATCGAAGACGCGTGGGGCCCGTTCTGGAACGCCAACGGAGGCGACTCCCCGCTCGACCGCTATGTGGAGATCAGTGACCGCACACGCAACTCCGTGACCGTATCCCGGGGTCGGCAGTACGAGCTGGACCAGGTCCGCTCCGGCGAGGCTGGCCTGACGCTCGCGAACACGGACGCGGCCTTGGATCCGCTCAACGCATCGGGTCCCTGGTACGGGCACATTCAGCCCTACCAGCCCTACCGGCGGCGCGCGCAGTGGCCGCCGACCCGCAACCTGCTCACGCAGGTGCAGGCCACGGGCGGAGATCTCGGCGGCTATTCCACCGGTACTATCCCCGGCGGATCCGCAGGGATCGACGTCTTCTCGTTGACCGACAGCAGCGGCGGCACCATCACCGCCTCCAGCTCGGCATGGCAGGGCGGCAACGTCTTCCAGTTCTCCGTGCCCAACGGCACAGCCACGCAGACATCGATCGGCTTCACCCGGCAGCCCGCAGTGCAGCCGGGCATCACCTACACCCTGCAAATGCGAGTTCGTAACGTCACCGCATCCACATCGCAGCAGGTGGACGCGTTCATCCTTTTCACCGACGTGCCGGGCACCATCACGGCTGTCCGGTCATCCCCGGTAACCCTCGCCGGGAGCGCCACGGCCGCGTGGACCCTTCTCACCGTCACCGGCACAGCCCCGGCAGGCACCGCCCGCATGGCGGTCGGCGTCGAAACCGGAGGCGCCGCGGCGGCCACGTGCAGTGTGCAGGTGGACGGCTGGCAATTGGAGAAGGGAGCGGCGTCGACGAGCTGGGTGTGCCCCGGTGTGTGGAATCCGGTGTACGCGGGCTATATGGAGCGGTGGCCGTCGTCGTGGGACATGTCCGGTACATATGGGCTGGTGCAGC